AAGGTACCAAGAGGCTCTTAGAACTGCTTGTAGAGAGATTATGCACAAAGAAGGCTTATACATACCTGGACTCGAAAAAGGTGTTAAACCAAGAACGAGAAAGTCAGAACGACTTCTATCGCTGGTCCCTATGTTTGCTAAAGGGTCTTTTTTCTTCAGGTCGGAAGACCTAGAAGCGCAGAAAGAGTTTCTTTCTTACCCAAGAGGTAAACATGATGATGTTATGGATGCAGTCTGGACAGCATTGGACGGACATAAGCCTTGTAGGGTCAAAAATTTCGATGCAAGTGACAAAAATAATACAAAGAGTATAAAAAAGATTGATTGGTTAACAATATAAGTGGTAAATTACGCGTATGGCATATAATAAAAAAACAGGAAATTCATCTCAAAAAGGTGGAAAGAAGATGGTAGATGAGACTATCTCTCTTTTTGAGGACTATAAGCAGAGAAAAGAGACGTGGTCAGCACAGGCTAAAGAAGATAGAGAGTTTCGTCTTGGCAGACAATGGTCTGAAGAGCAAACCCAAACGCTTCAATCTAGAGGACAAGCCCCTATAGTTGTAAATAGGATACATCCTGCCGTTGAAACGGCAAAAGCAATGATAACCGCCAATAGACCTGCTTTTCGAGCATCTCCCAGAGAAGATTCTGACCGTAAAGTAGCTAATGTTATTAGCAACTTATTATCGTATATATATGATATTTCAGACGGTAGGAGTTGTATAAGACAAGCTGTTGATGATTATTATGTTACGGGATTAGGGTTTTTACAGGTCTATCAAGACCCTTATGCAGATATGGGTAAAGGGGAGGTTAAATTTAAAGACCTTGACCCTATGGATGTTTATGTCGACCCTAATTCAAGAGATAGATTTTTTGACGATGCTGAAAATATCATAGTCTCTAGGTTGTTTACCAAAGAACAGGCTATGAAGATATATCCAGGCTACGAAAGTAAAGTTCGTAATGCCACTGGTAACTATGATGATAAATATCCTACAACAGATAGAGTTGATAGTGGAGAGATAACATTCCCTGAAGATGTCGGTAATATGGCCGATGTTGATTATATTAGAGGGTATGAGAGATATTATAAAGTCTCACTAAAGAAATTTAGGACATATGAGCATTTCTCTAGACGAGAAGAGCTTTTAGATGAAGAATATTATCTAAATGATTACATAATGAGACCAGCTTGGAAAATAGAAGGACAGGTTGTTACAGATAAAGCCGCAGCAAAAGGTTTAATGAAACAGATGTCAGACCAGGCTAGAAATCAACATATGCAGACAGTGCAGAAAATGCAGTCTCAAGGTTATGATTCCGAGACAGTACCTTTACCTCCGCCACCTAATATTATAGAAACTAACTATGCTGAATTAATTGCTGAAGGGCAAATAGACATAGTAGAGGTGGAAGTGACTAGAATTAAACAATGCGTTGTTATGGGCGATAAATTGCTATATTCTAGAGTTTTACCTACAGATACATATCCAATAGTTCCGTTTATGAATATACATACTCGCACTCCTTATCCTACATCTGATGTTAGGATGGTTAAAGGATTACAAGAATATATCAATAAAACACGCTCTTTGATAGTAGCTCATGCTACAACCAGTACTAATACTAAGATATTGGTGCCAGAAGGTAGTGTTGATATGCAGGATTTTGAAAATAAGTGGGCACAACCAGGGGTAGCTATTCCTTACGACCCAACTGATGGTCCTCCTGTGCCAGTACAGCCAACACCACTACCTACAGCTTTATATCAAAATGAAACTACAGCTAAGAATGATATAGACCATCAACTAGGTATATATGAGATGATGCAAGGGAATGCCGCAGGGGCACCACAAACATATAAAGCTACTATATCTCTAGATGAATTTGGGCAAAGAAAGATTAAATCTAAACTAGCTGATATAGAAAGTGCATTAGTTAGATTGGGTCAAGTGGCTATAGAAATGGCTCAACAACTATATACAGTGCAAAAAACATTTAGAATTGTTAATCCAAATAATTCTATGACCGAGTATACTATTAATAAGAAATTAGTTGATGATAAATCACAAGAAGTTAAGATTATTAATGATATTACTATAGGTAAGTATGACTTAGTGGTAGTTGCAGGTTCAACCTTACCATCTAACCGCTATGCCGAATTAGAATTTTATATGGATGCATACGCTAAAGGTCTCGTAGATAGACAGGAAGTTCTTAAGAAAACTGAAGTCTTCGATATTGAAGGTGTTATGCAACGTATGGATACGATTGCCCAATTGCAACAGCAATTGCAGCAAGCAGGTGAACAGATTAAGAGTCTCAAAGGCGATTTACAAACTAGAGACAGAGAGTCTGTTAATCTTCGTAAGAAAATGGAAGTCGAGAAGTTTAAAGGTGACTTGGATAAAACCAAGAATAAATCTCAAGCTGCGGCAACCGTTTTTGATAAAAGGCTCGATGATGAGCTTAGGAATATCCGCACCAATATAGCAACTGCTTCAAAAGAGGCAAAAAAATAGGACACCCTTAAGCGGATAAAGGCTCCTATAGAAAAAAGGAAGATAATGAACGAAAATGCAAATCAAGAGGTTACTCAAGAGAACCAAGATACAGCAGCTGATACAAGCCCTGTTCAAGAAACAGCTTTTGACACCTCAGAAGATAAAGGTTTTTCATTCGAAAGCGTGATTTATGGCGAAGGGGATACGAAGAGAGGTACTCCATTAGAAGAATCTGCTCAACAACCGGTAGCTCAAGATACATCAGCTCCTACAACTGGACAACCTGAGGAATCTTATGAAGCTAAAAATGATGACAAAAGATTCGAATATTGGCAGTCAAGGGCTTCGAAGCTTGAAAATCAATTAAAGGAACAACAGCCTATAATTGAACATATCAAGTCGAACCCAGAAAGTCTAAAACCGCAACAAGTTGCAGAGCAACCTGCGGAAGAAGAGTTTCCACCTCCCCCAGAGAAACCCGCTAAACCACATAATTACAGTAGAGAGTTAGCATATACTGACCCCAACAGTGAATCTGCAAGATATGCAAGTGCAGTAGAAGATTGGCGTGATGATATGGATGAATATAACTCATTGAGGGTACAATACGAGACTGCTATTGTTAATGAGAAGATGGAATCGATGGAATCTCAAAGAATACAACAAGCGCAATATCAAAAGCAACAAGTTCAAGAAAGAGAAAGAATGCAGGAAATGGGACAATATGTTCAAGCTGAATATGGATTAGCTCCTGATGAAGCTAACAAGTTCATATCAGACATGAGTGACCCAAAATCTGTTAACATGGGTAATTTAGTTGCTTTATGGAGAATGAATAATGGAAAGAGCGCAGCTCCTCCAGTTGAAACTCCAGGTATTCAAGGAGAGGCTCCTACACAAAGAGTAGGCACTCCTTCAGCTGTATTCCAACAAACGCAACGTGCTCAACAAGTACCTCCTCCAATGGGTGTTCAATCAGGTCAGGCGTCTTCTAATCCAGATGATGGAAAGACTGATGGTGAAAAGTTTATGAGTGCTCTCATTTCAAATCACAATGATAAACAGGTATTTTAAGGAGATAAATACAAATGAGTACATATACAACTGGTAAGAAGTTTAACGTTACTACTGGTGTTATGGGAACAGATGGCTCTACCGTTGCAGGTTTTCCTGCATGGGGTGGTGTTGATGTCGATAATGTCCGTAGAACGTTTGCCATTGGTGACTATGTTTCTCAATTAGCTCCCGAACAATCATTATTTTTTGCATACTTATCTAAAGTTGCTAAAAGTGGATTAGATGAAACAGTTTGGAAGCCAATGGAGTACAGACCTCAATGGCAAAGAAGGAATTTTACATTAAAAAGTTCAGACGATTCTAACGTTGACTTGACTAAAGAAGCAGGTGGAGGTGTAGGTGCAGCTAAAAAGCTTACATTGGCTTCAGCTGGTACAGAGTCAGCAGATACGGCTAGACCTTACTGTAACTATAATAATGTAGGTAAGAAAACAGCTGATTGGAGTGAAGACCCAATCTTTATGTTACCAAAGCAAGTAATCCGAGTTCCTATTATTTCTAGTGGCGATACATCGTTAACTCACGCTAACTTTAAAATAACAGGAATAAATAGCACAACAGGCACATTGGCGTTAGAATCTGTTAGACAAGATTTTACAGATGCTGATACGTATACTATTGACGTATATCAGTCTAATGCAGATGCTCCTGAATGTCAAATAGTTGGTAGTGCATTTGCTGAGGCTAGTACAGCTCCAGATGGTTGGTCAGACCAATTGAGTACAACTGAGTTTTATATGCAAATATTCAAAACTGCAGTTCCTCTAATGTCTGGTTCAGCTCAAGCTACTAAATACAGAGGCTTTGCAGATGAGTATTCAAGAATATATACTCAGCACGTTCTATCTCATAAGATGGATATAGAAAATGCAATGCTATTTGGTCAAGGTTCTTACGTTAGT